ATCCTATCTTTGTCGCGCCCTAGTAAGACTAATGGTGTGTCATTGCCAATTATAGCATCAACTGCATCTACTATTTTTACTGCTACTAATTCTTTTTCTACTACATTCATCTTTATTTCTTCTTATCAGTGATGTTGTCAATAACATCAAAAAACTCTTCTACTAACTTGTCCATTTCTTCAAACATATTTACTCCTTAACTTTATTATTTAATATATACATATTATACCATAATACACATCCATTGTCAAGTCTTTTTTTAATTTAATTTCTTAATTCTTGATAAAAGTTCTAGTACAGAACTTTCAGTCAAATGTCCAATCACATCATTAGTAATTGGTGTACTATAATCCAAATTCCAATCATCACCTGTAAATTTAATTACAGCTAATTCGAAGAGTCCTTTAGCAGCGCCATAACTAAAAGACTTCTGTATAACTGATGCTCCATATCCATTATCAAATCTATGTATTTCTTGACTCATTTTCTTCTCCATTCCATATTTTTATTGTAAGCGTAGACTTTAACCCCGTCAACGTATTCATTATACAGGAAGTAACCTTGGCTGTCCCAAGTCTTCATTAAATAATCACCTTCAAAGCACCACCATCTCTCGTAGACATCATTTTGTGCTTTCATATATATGCATCTACCACGAGCATCATACTCTGATACAGTTGGCGTAAATGACATTATAGGTTAGTGAATAGAGAATAGATTGAGTAAGCGTATATTGCTACTATGATGAATGCAAATGCAATAACACGGTTGACTAATTTTTCCATATCTATGCGGTCACTGATAGACGGTTAGCTACCTGAGATTCAGATAACTTGTAACGTGTACCACTATTAACTGTCTCTACAATGTATGGATATTTAGGAGACCTAGTTTTATAACCAACGATTTTCACTTCACCCAATTGAGCGACTTTGATGATATCGTTAAATTTAAATATAGTAAACATATCTACTGCTTGACCTTCTCTAGATTGTGAACCTTTTACTTTCCCTTCTACCTTAACGGTAACAGTACTAGCACTATAAGTAATATTACCTGCTTTGATTTCAAGACCACTCGTCTTACCAAACTTTTTTAATACATAATCTAATTCTTGGCGGAACGTTGTGACTGTTTTTTTATCGAACTCTTTTACGTTATTCATTATGACTCCTTAACTTTATTATTTAATATATACATATTATACCATAATAAACATAAGTTGTCAAGTCTTTTTAAATATCTTTTTCGAATTCTTTGAGTCGTCTAATAACAGAACGTAACTCTGTTACTACTAACCATTTATCAGTGAAGAAACTCATACTCTCGTGTATCTTATCAAAGGCATTACCAATTTGAACAAGAGTTCCTAATGTAATTATCCCTGCAAAGAATTGAGGAGCTGATACTAAGTATGGGATTACTACTCCAGCTTGGAAGTATAGATTCTCCCATAATGAATAATATTTGTAGTTGTCGTACAGTTTATAGTAATTAATCTTCAATGTTTTGAACTGTGAAAACAATTCTCTCAGAGTATGAGAACCTCTATCGTCTTCACATTGTACTAATGACTTTCTAAATCGTGCCTCAACCATTTGGTTATTATATTCTAACTCTGGGAGTTTACGTCCTATCAGTGCTGATACACCTAGACCACCAACAGATACGAATAATGCAATCCAAACCAAATATCCTGGGATATCAAAGTTCTCACTCAACGTCCAAAGAATAGGAATAAACAATAGTAATATCATTATAGCCTTAACAAGTCCTTCACCCAATACCCATACGTAAGTTGAGAACTTCAATGTGTCTTCTTGTATACGTTGACTTGCTCCCTCAGTGTGTGAGTCCATCTTCATCCATTTAGGTAGATACTCTTTAGTCATTGCCTCACGCCAACGGAATGCATATCTATTTCCTAAGAACTGTGTATATGCAAAGATTAATATTGCTAGACCAGCAAGTGGAATGAATCCCCAAGTGGTTACATCGTATGGTAAAAAGTCTCCTCTATTAATGAAACTTTCGAAGAATGCCTCTTGGTCTTTATTCTCTAATGAGTCATAGAATACTTTATACCAATCATTAAACTGACGTGTTAAGAATGCTTGGAAAGCAACTAGAAATGTAAGAAATGATAACATACTCCAAGCATATGATTTGTCTTCACCTTGGAAGAATGACTTAATCATTCGAAAGGATTATCAAAATTGTCTAGAGACCAAGTTCTAGTATCGTCCTTTCTAGAACTCTTTTCTTCAAGATAATATGTATAGAGTTTAATCATCCTACGAAATAGTGTAGAACGATTAACAACTTCATTCTCACACAACGTCTCTAGTAATACTGCAGTGTCTTCATCAACTCTAATTGTAACCATCTTATCTAGTTTTTTCATTATTTCATATCCTTAATACCATCACATCTACCCTTAACGTATGCGTCTCCAACGATTTGATAGAAGGTCTTACCATCCAACAAAGCATTGAATAACATTTCATTATAAACACCACTACTAGGTTTTAATTTACGCTTGCTTCCCATTTTAATCCTCTATGAATACAAAAGTCTTTTTAATCTCTTCGAATACATCTTCCGATATACTACAAACTATACCATCATCACCCTCTTCGTCATCAGAACTAATTACTTCAACACAAGCGAATTCTGCAAAGTCCCAGATTCTACCTGCCTCATGAATTGCTCTGTCTTTATCCACCCACGTTGAATCAACTGTATGTGAAATTCCGTGTTCACGATCTTCTTCTTCTATCCAATATTGAATGACGTATGTATTAGACATTATTTAATCTCCGAATCAATGTTAGCTATATCTTTATCCTCTCTGAACTCAACAAAAATAGGTAAGAATAAAGAATTCTCTTCTTTACTTTTGCTCTTTATTTTCTCATTATACTTTACTGTTATAATCTTACCAATAACTTCTGCTGGTGTAATACTTTCTCTCTGTGCATCGTTAAACCCTGAACCGACTGATACTTTCAAACCACCATCTTCTGACTCACAAATCAATGACCCCATCTTACCAGCGAGTCTACCTGATCCTTCTACCCAAGAGATAACTTTTAAATCAGCATCTAATTCTGCTTTCATTTTAACTTGGTGTGTTGCTCTCTTATCTTCCCAAGGTCCGTCTGAGTTCTTTAAGATAACACCCTCTGAACCTTTAGACAAATACTCATTGAATATATCGTTAGCGTGTTGTTGGTTATCTACTTGTTGAGTATTCACAAGACTGACAATCTTAGAATTCATTAACTTCATTGTCTTAACTAATGTGCTATAGCGTTCAGAATATGGTATTGTACATACATTATTCTTAAAATCTTTTATTGGAATGAAATCCCATATCACAAACTTAACCATCGCTGCTTCTTCTGCAGTGATTGTAAACTTCATAGTCTTACGTACTGACTTATTCAAAATACCATTCCCAGTCTTACGGTCTAATATCACACCATCACGTTCTACTAACATCTCACCATCGAAAACACCATCACCAGTGATTTTAGCCATATTGGTAAAGATTGCATTAGAATGACTGTGTAGTTCTATTAATTTTCCATTGCGAGAACGATAGGATACTTTGCCTTTAACAACAATAATGTTAACTCTCATACCATCCAACTTCTCTTGAGCATATGCTGGAAACTTAATTCTATCTAGATTCTTCTTTGTATATGAATTTGCCAACATACAAGGAAATGATGGAATCAATCCTGGGATAACTTTATTAACTGTCTTAGCATTCACACCAACACGTAAGTCTTTCTTAATCACACGTTTAATCACTTCGGCCTCATCTTCTGATAACCCAGACAACATATCTTCTACAAGTTTAATTGCATTATTGCCTGTAACGTGTCGTTCAGATAGTCTTCTCAACAATGCAAAAGTCTCATCTATCCAAAGGTCTACGTGTGCATAAGGTGTATAATCGGGTATCTTGTACATGTAATATTGTATATAAGGATTCAATGCACCATCTAAGACTTCAAGAAAGTCTTGGTCATTTTTATACTTTTCTATTACTGCCTCTTTGTGGAGTCTTGATTTAGACTCTCCTATCTCATCTAAAATATCTAACACTGTTTTCGCCATCTTAAAAATCTCCTATACTTTCTGCTAATAATCTCATTCTGTGTTTCATGAAATACTTCATCAATTTAGAACGTTTACCATCAATTGGTTTATCATACTCCAGAAGCACAGATTCAACTATATCTTCTGGTATTCTATCGAGGTCTACTAGTCTAGAGTTTCTCTCCCAACGTTCACCCATTTCTGCCGTTTCACAAATCTCTTCTGGTTTCTGTGTTAACCAAATATCCAATTTCTTCTGACTGATAGGTCTTTGTCGAATACCATCAACAAGGTCTTTATCAGCAGATAAGAAGTTTGGTATACCATCACCACGGTCACCTCTAATGATATGTTCTGTCTTATATGCAATTGGATTAACGTGTCTAACCATCTTCTTCTGCATTGGACTATACTGTTTTACACCTCTATATTTGTGTAGTTGTATAAAGTCTTTATCAGCAGAGATTATCATCACTGGTTCTTCAGCGTGTTTGTATTTGGCAATGATACCAATTACATCATCAGCTTCTGCACCACCAATCTCAATCATACGATATGGAAAAGTCTCTCTAATTTCATTCTTCAATTTATCTAAAATCTTAAATATAGCATTCCAATCATATTTTGATTCATCTCTTGCCTTCTTACGAAGTGCTTTATACTGAGGGAATACGTCACGTCTCCAATAATGTCTAGAGTCACAAGCAATCACTAACTCACCATACTTAGAACTATACATCGACCTAAAATTTCTTAACGAGTTCAACACCATGTGTCGTAACATATTTTCATCAATATCTGATTGTGTCTTAGCGTGTACCATCAAATTCGAAATCGTCACTTGTGACCAATCTACTAAAATCATAACGACCCCACTTCCTGAATATATTGTTCAGTCATATCTACCTTTCTCCATTTTCTAATTTGCTTGGTAAGTTCTTTACCCTCAGCAACCACCTTATCAAGTTCATCTTTACATAATGAATAGATAGGCATCTTAATCAAAATCTCGATAGTCTCTTTATCAAAGTATTTAGACAACATTGTACGGATTTTAGCCTTTGTCTTTCCTTTGAATTTGAGTGTACTATCAAGAACCATTTTAATGAATTCAATCTTCGCTCTAAGTAGGTCTAATCTAACTTGACCATTAGCAATTAATAAGTCATAACGATCTTTATATTTGCTAATACGATAGTCTACGAAATCTTTAATAATTTCATTCACGTTTTTATATACTTGCAGTTGACCATTTTGATCAATCACTGTTAAGTTTTCTTTCAAGTTTTTCTTCAACTTGAACATACGAATCAATTGTGCTTCTGACAATGCTGTTGCTCTACGAAGTTGTATCGTAAATTTAAATCCAGACTTATTACATTTGTCAGTATAAGAAACAATCTTACCATCCTGCTCAAGTTTATCTAAAACTTGTACATATGTCTCACGTGTGTATCCTATAGGAACTTCAGTGATATTCATTTTAGTTTTAGTTGGATTATCAAATTTCCCTTCACAATACCAAGTACCATTCTCATCCCGTGCAATGTTACCACTGAAGTGTGGGAAGTGAGGCTTGACTATTTTCTTATCAATACTCTTTCCATTTGCATAATCAACACACATCTTTTGCAAGGACTTTGGATGTCTTGGTAATATATCAGTTGCAAAACCAACTGCAATACCTTTGACACCATTTACCAATACCCAAGGAATTACAGGCAAGTAAAATGCTGGTTCTGGATCTTCTGGATCCACTGATTGTTCTGCCACTTCAGTATCGATAAAATACTTCTCGAAGTTCTTACCAAGTTTCACATACGTGTATCTTGGAGCTGCCGCCTCAGGAACAAGTCTAGAACCAAATGAACCCTCACCATCTAGTAGTGGTGCGTTGTTAGCAAATGGTTGAACCATTTTAATGATTGCCTCATTGAGTGAAGCATCACCGTGATGGTAATTTCCTTGTGCTATAGTGTTACCTGATAAGGATGCAGTTTTGATTTTCTTCTTTGCAGTCTTTATAGCTGTGTACAAAATCTTCCTTTGGGAGGGTTTCATACCATCAATCAGATGTGGTATAGCGCGACTATAAAGAACATACTTTGAGTAGTCTTTATACTCATTATTAATATACTCTGTTACTGTACTCATTATTTAATATCCAATAATCCTAATAACCATATTATACACTAAAACCTGTTACTTGTCAAGCGTTATTACGTTCTTTATTTGCATTCTGTTTTATCTGAGAACATAACAACTCGTACTTATCTTTGAGTGTGTTTAACTCAATTTTCAAAAGAATGTTCTCTTCCACTATCTTGTTAACATTGGGTCTTAATTTCATTTTGACATCCTCGCCATTTATTATTTCTTGGAGTATTATTCATTAATTGAATGGTTCTTTGTTCGTACCATTCATATGGTTTAACTATTCTATCATCCCAAACGTTCCCTGTAATGACTGGGAAATCGTGTTGTGAATGTCTGTGATGGTGGGCTGCGGTAGCAGCAAGACTAACTATCCCCACCATTAATATAATAACCTTATTCATAATACTTACTGTAACCTATTAAGTAGTTACTGTAATAATCCTTATCAATATTAGATTTATTATAACCCGAATTATATCTACTATACCCATAATTATTAAGGTTGTAGTTATTGTAACCAGAGTTATATCTATTATAACCAGAGTTATATCTATTACGACTATAGTTATTATTATCAAACTCATCTACAAAGTTCTCAGCCTCTTGGATGAACCATTGAGGTTCCATGAACGAATATGGATTAAATCCGAAGATTCCATTATTACTATTCCACCCACTACTGAAAAACCCTGCTGATGAAGTTCCCATCATTGTTGTTACCACAACTGCCATTATCATTTTTTTCATCTTACCATCGCTCCTAGACCTGCGTCTGTTATATCATTTCTAAGTTTACTACAACTAGGATAACCAGCTGCCACTTTATACCCTTCTTTATACATTTTATCACCTGTAAACATTGGCGCTCTGAGGTCGTGTAGTATCATTGCACGTGTTAGATACTGCATTCCTCTTCCTGTGAGACCTCTACAATGTTCAGAATAATATACTGCTGTGCCTAATGCAAACAATACATAAGTCCTATTCTGTATAGCCTCTTCGAAGTTGATTGCTTTAGCCATTGCCGAATTAACAAAAACCATCAACGTTAATATAATATATTTCATTTCACTTCTCCTTAACAAAAATTATTTACTCATTCTCTCTTTTGCAATCTTAAAATATTCTTCATCCATCTCCATACCAATGAAGTCAACCTTAAGGTTCTTGCAAGCGAGTCCCGTTGTACCACTCCCCATAAAGGGGTCTACTACAGTCACATTGTCAGGTAATGTTCCAATTATATTTTCCATTACCTCAATGGGCATTTGACAAGGATGTGCCGTCTTATCTTTTGACACATTCTTGACTTGATTGACATTCCACCAATCATATAATCTAGCCCTCTTACCCTGACTAATAAGTTTCTTTATTCTCTTATCAGTCGGATTCTTATAATCTTGTCCTCTCTTCTTAAAGTCTGGTGTCAAACCAAAGTAGGCAATATCCCTATGTTGTCTATGGTTGTTAGAATTGTATACCCAAGAGATAACTTTCTCTGGAGCGACCTTAAGTTTTAAAGAGTATTTATACAAACTTTCGGGATAATGAATCATCACGTGTTTGTAGTTAGAGAATACACTAATGAGAAAGTCATAATACTCTTCCTCTTTTAGTTTATCCTTATAAGTGTGATAGTGATACCCAATATTGAATGGTGGGTCGCTGACTAGTATGACATTGTCTGGGTCAATGTCTTTTAAAACATTCAAACAATCATCATTAAACAAACTGTATCCTTCGTTCTGAAACATCTTCATTTCCAATACTCATCCTCAAAATCAACTTGTGCTGAACAACGGTCCTCCACTGAATCTTTAATTAACACATCGTTAGGATGTCTTAAATTTAACTCATCTTCAATAGTCATTCCACACCAATTACATTCCTTCCCAGATTCAACTTGCATCAATCCATCCACTTTACAATTGTGTTTCCACATCTTACTCACCCTCTTCAATTATCCCAAATATTTGACTTTCTAACATTAACAAGTATTCAACACCATTAAGCTTCAACATTCTGAGACTCTCTGATACTTCCACTGGTGCATACATTACTCTATGAGATGGTTTAACTTGTGTTGGAACTAAAGTACCATCAACATATTTTCCTGGGCCTACTGCTACAACTGTACCAGTGGTCGATGTCTTATTCGCTGCTATAATAATACCACCTGCTGTGGTAGTATCAGGTTCATCAGGTTTAACCAGTATATTTTCACCGATTGGGTGCATTTTATTAATCATTAACTTCTCCTATAAATTGGAGCGGGTAACGAGAATCGAACTCGTCTCATTGGCTTGGAAGGCCAAGGTAATACCAATATACGATACCCGCTAATATAAACATATTATACCACGACTGACAACCTTTGTCAAGTCTTTTTTTAACTTTTTTTACAAATCATCCAAATCAAAATCTTCATCCATTGAGTTATCAATAGCTGCTACGTAGTTGACACTTTCTATCTCTTGTGGTGCTGACTTTACATTAGTAGAATCTAAGTAATTATCAACCCACCTCACAGGATTAACTCCTATAGACAGTCCAAATTTACTAGGGTCGAGACCAATGTTGGTCATACGAACAGCAAAAATATAGTCAATATAATCTTTCAGAATTGTTTCATTCATACCTATCAAAGGAGAACCCTTCGAGAATAAGTATTCAATCCATTCTTTTTCTTCGGTTAGTGCTACAGAGAACATATCATATACTTCCTTTTCCATCTCTTTAGCGACTGTAACGAATCCCTCTTCCTTATCTGCACGTAATAGCTTGATAACCCTTTGAAACATATCTAAATGAATCATTTCGTCTCTAGCGATTAGTTTGAAGATATTAGATGACCCCATGAATAACTTAACTGGTTGTTCACTGAATGACCAACTAGTAACAAACGTTGCAAAGAAACGAATACCCTCAAACATATTGAGAACAATTGCTGCTTTATAGATTGCTTTCTTGATTACCTTTTCCGTTACTTCTGGAAATGGTTTCTTCATTTTATTTTCTACTGCAATATTGTTAGCAGTCATCTTATCGAACGTACTTGTTGATTCGTCAAAATGTCCTAAAATGGAAACGGCTCTCTTCTGAATATGTTTGTCATCAATAATAGAATCAATGAATTCATCAACATCATTATAGATTGCACGAACCATTTCCGTATATGACTCACTATGAAGTAACTCATTATTCTGATGGTTTGTGATATACAATTCCCATTCGGGATTATTACTTAGTCCACCATCATTGAATAGTTGAAGAGGTCCTCTACCTGCACACGAATCTAATGCAATAGCAAACTTTAATCCACTCTCAAATATGTGTCTACCACCTTCATCCAAACTATCGAAGTCACGTTTCTCTTTAGAGAGGTCGATCTCGTTCTTTGACCAATTACCAATTGCTCTTAATTCTTCTGCAAATTCTAAAATCCAAGGGTACTTTGGATCGTGAAACGTTTGTATGTTTCTGTTCTGACTATTCTTACCTAAAAATAGTCGAGTCTCTTTACTCTTTACTGTAGTTCCTAAACTGAAAATCTTTCCACTCACTGTTATCTCCTTAAATCATACAAGCGCCTGACTCACAGCCAGACGTATCATCTTCAATTATTGTCTCTGAGATATTCTCTCTATCTTTGGAACGTATATAATATAAACTCTTTAGTCCATACTTATATGCCGTTAGAATATCTCGCTTTACTCTATTTGCATCAAGGACTTTCCCCTCAATCTTTGTCAAGTCATACCATTGATTAACACTCATACCCTGGTCAATAAACTTCTGTAGTATTGCCATTAACTTAATATACTCAGATGAATTGTTACCTGGCATTTCCCAGGCCTTCATATAATAAGATTCTTTATCAAAATCTGGTACAAGACTCTTTACTGTAAATGATGCTGACTCAAATGTATCTGTAACACTTTGAATAGGATCAATACCCTGCGTTGAATTAGATACTAATGAACTACTTGCAGTTGGTGGTATAGCACTTAGAGTTGTATTTCTCATACCATACTTCTTGATGTCTTTTCTTAATCCTTCCCAATCACATAACAGTTTATTATCTACAATACTATCTACATTCTTATTGTACGTATCAATAGGTAATTTCCCTTTAGAGTATTCTGAACGATCAAAGTACTCACAAGCACCACGTTCTTTTGCAAGATTCATCGATGCTTTAATAAGTCCATACTGGAATCTCTCAGCCCACTTATGAGATAGTTCTTTTGATTTGATTGTTCCTAGTCGTGCTTCACCCTTAGCCAAGAAGTGTGCAAAATCAGATATACCAATACCAAGGAAACGATATCCTCGTGTTGGATACTCTGCTGCGTCCATTGGATATTCTTGAATGTCTATTAAGTTGTCTAAGAATCGTACCATCAAACTAGTTAGTAAGTCCATCCTAGTTATGTTTGCCAGTTTACCAAAGTTAATACATCCTAAAATGCATAGACTAATCTGACCTTTGTTTGTATCATAATCTCTAATGTTCTCAAACTTAGTTCGTTTTAGTCCATCAAATGTCATAGGTTTTGTTGGTAAGAATATCTCAGAACACAAGTTTGTCTGCGTAACTGGTTCACTAAACATACCTTGATTATTGATATTGTCTATGAAGTGAATATAGATACGTCCAGTACCAACCCTTTCCTTTAATAACTTATTGAATATCTCTTGTGCTGGGAGTGACTTCTTACGAATTCCACGTTTGTTTTCATACATCAAATATGCTTTAGTAAACTTCTCTCCATCACCATAGTGTTCAAACAATTCAGGAACATCTTCTGAACTGAATAACGTGAAGTTTTCTTTCTTCATCAAACGATCAATAAAGATACTTGTCACTCCAATAGAGTAGTCAATGAATCTTGCTCTAGTAGTATTAGAACCTTGGTTATTCTTGTATTCCAATATATCCATTATCTCCCAATTAAAAATTGGATAGCATACTACAGTTGCACCAGTTCTTAACGAGTTCTGTGTGAACTGTTTTGATGTTGATTCAATTGCTTTTAGTATGGGTAATGCTCCAGTATGTCTGACTGTGTTGTTCTTAACTGGTGCTAGTACACCACGGATAGGACCCATATCTATACCTATTCCTGCACGTTGACTTGTCATCATTGATAATGAGTATTCAGTACTTAGAATAGACTCTGCCGAGTCACCACTCTTAATCTTACAACAAGAACTAAACATTTTAAGACGCGTACGTACTCCTGATATTACTGGAGTAGGCAAACTGATTTCGTCATTCTTCAGTGCGTTGTAAAAGTCTAATATCAAACGTCTACGATTACCATTCTCTTTAGCGAATATAACCATTGGGATTATCATGAATGTCTCTTGAGGCATCTCAACTGATTTATTCGTCTTAACATCTTTGATTAGATACTTAGACTCCATCTGTACGATGGATGCATATCCTCTATTTGTATCATTCTCATAATCAAGGAATTCACCAATCTCTTCAATCTCTTCCTCTGTATAGTGGTCGAATATATCTGAGCTGTAAATCTTCTTCTTTACGTTGTTTTTAATATAATCTAGGAATGGTATTGGTTCATATGAGCCATACACATCCTTCCTCATATTAGATACTAAAAGTCTACCTGCGAATATATCGTAGTCTGGTTCTTCAGGGGAAATCTTTTCACTCGCTGATTTAATAAGAGTCTGTTGTATATCAACAGTAGATATTTTATTAACAAATTTTATGTGTGCATTAATTGCTGTGTCTGACACCGACACATTCAAACCATTAGAACACATTTCAAGTATCCCGTGGATTTTGTCTATATTGAGAGGCACTAATGAACCGTCTCTTTTTTTGACAGAAATCTCTTCCATTCTATACTCCATTATTTTGATTATATACTACTGAACGTTTATATGTATATTACTTTTTTTACAAATCATGTTAAAACATAATTTATATAACCTTGGTATTAGTAATGGTTAATTATTTCCGAGTTCTTCTCTACAACGTTTTGAATTTGGTGTGCGTTTACATCTATAAGTTCCGTGACTCATTCTTTTCTTACTAATCTTATTACCATTACTATCTTTCTTATACGTTACTCCAACTATCATTGTTTTACTCATTATTTACTTCCCATTTTAAAAATACTTTTTACATCAGAATATTTTCTTCTAATGTGTTCTTTACTTGCTGCTCTTACGATTTTAAATTTTCCATCGAAGTAGCATATTACATATCTATCTATCAAGATTACTTTGTTCTAAGATAGCGTTCAACTGCCTATGTAGTTTATTATATTTAAACTCCCACTGGTCAGATTGTTTGACTTGTGATGTATATTTAGACTTCCAATCAACCTTTGGTTGAAATTTACTCGAAACTTTTTCCTTTAAATTTGCCCATACATTATTCATCTTTCTCCTTTTTGTTATATTATACACTATTTCTAACTGAATGTCAAGTTAATTTATAAAATAGTTACTAGTGCCGCATAGCCAATCATTATGGCAGTCCACAATCCAACTACGGCATAGTACTTCTTCATTGTCGTTCCAAAATACATTCGACCAATGTGGGTACACTTATGTGTTGGACTAATAAGATATGCTGAGAATTCTAATGCTATAAACCAAGTTAGAAATTCTACACCATAGATGGTAGCAAGTAGTGCAACTATTCCAGCATACTTCCCTGAAGAACCAAGTAAGAATGAAGAACCATAAGCAATAGCAGATACAGATAAGAATCCAATAGTTGTATTAATATCAAGAACTGTTGATGATTCTAAAAATGATTTGATTTCAGTGTAGTTAGCAGTTGCTAAGTTGGATGCAACGATGACTAGAGCCAACACTCCTAAGAGTTTCCAATTAATATGTTTCAGTACGTTATAGGTCTCTGAGTACATCATATAATACATTGTTAAGGATATAAAGACTACCCAATGGACTGCACCTAAAACTAGTGCAAGTATGGCAATGAACAAAGGTAGACCGCCAAATAACAGTCTATTCCAATTAATGTGTTCATTAGTAACGTTGAGAATAATATCATCCTCACTCATCTTACCAAATATGTACCATCCAATATATGATAAGGAAATGATTAATAGTCCTATAGTATAGGATAACATTTCAGCGTAACTCAATCCAAGAGCTGCCATTGGTACGATAATTGTTTTCTCCAGAGGACTCCAGAGGTAATAGTGATGCGTTGCTAAATAATCGATAATACCAAACTTGGATCTCGATTTAGGATTGTCTGGGGCGAGACTACTCAATACTCCTGCAGACACTGTTACACGTCCAGGTATTGGCAGTACACCGGTTACCATTGAAGTTAAAGTTAGTACGACTCTTTTAGATTTAATCTTTGAAGTTATGATTCTAAAGATGTCGTTTAAATAATTGTTGTCTTTAATGATACCTGCTGATATCATTACGCCTAGTAAATAAAATAAATATTGTTGTTTATCGAATAATAACGAAATGTAATCCATTACAAAAAAAGTCTCCTACTTAATGAAAAGCCAAACTAGTGTCCACTGTGTTAATTAAATGATCTTTGTCTTCATTGTCGTCCCATTGCTTTCTTACTATAGTGAATAGAGCAAGATAACATTCTGCAAACGTTACTTCCTCTGGGTCTGCTTCCTCGTCACCTATAATTTCTGAACAGTGTTCAGCGAATTCTATGATATCATCAACTGCTACTGATATCTCTTCTTCATATTCTTCATTTATCATTAGATACTCTCCTATATTATTTAAATATAATTATTATCGTCTTTATCGTCTCCTAATATATCCACAAGTCGGTCATGATATTTTTTTAACTCATCTTCCTTGTTATCCCCATAATGTAAACCATCATTGCCATTTTGACCTATGATATTCATACGGTCATCTTTATCTTCAGTCCAAACCTCATCATCAGGAAATTCATTAGGACCTAATTTACCAAACTCTGGTTCATAGTCTGGTACATATCTTCCCTCTGTTAAAAGAGACTTTTCCATCTTTCCAGCTTCTAATACACCAACAAAACTGTTCCATAATTTTTGAAACCTTCTCTCATATATTTGTTCCAAGCCTAACATGATATTTACTAACTCATCTTCTGACATTTTTGTGTCACCGTCAATAACTTCAGTAGAAACGAATCTAATGTCGTCTACAACTCTCCAACAATCCAAAATGTCATCTTCTAATTTAAATGTCTCATTCAACATAATATTCTCCTAGATTACTATTATTTATTTCTTTAACATACTACAAACTAACCGAACCATCCGATAGCATAGCAATTAACATCACTACGGCAGCAAAAACTACCCACCCTACACTGAAATCCCATTCATCTTTATCCCATCTACTCATTTTCACCTCACATCATTAACCAAGTTTTACGTGGTGCTGAGTCTTTACCAAACGCTGTCACTAAAGACTTATCACCCTCTTTATCATATTCAATTACTTCCATCTTAGGATCATTAATCATCTTCTCATACTCATCTACCGTTAAAGAACCAAGTCCCTTATTGTATGAGATTTTCCATTCTTCACTAAGACTAGAGTTTTTATAATCAGCAAGTGAATAGAATCTTTTCACTGATTTTCCTTTCTTTGCAATCACAATAGGTGAACGAACTAATACGATACGCCCATCATCAAATAAGTCTTTCCAATTCGAAAAGAAATTAAACAATAAAGCAGAGATTGAAAATCCATCAAAGTCTGCATCAGCAAGAATACCAATCCTACCATAGTTTAAATCAGTTGCTGGTTCACCAAACTCAAGTCCTAGAATGTTCATCACATTAGACAACTCTTCATTCTTCATTATATCAGTTGGTTTCATACCACGAACATTTTTAACTTTACCACGTAATGGATAACCACCGTGAATCTTAGGGTCTCTAACGTTAATTAGATTTGATATAGCTGATAGTCCCTCTGTTAAGAATAGAATCTTATCTTCAATATTCTTACCTGTTGCTGGAATATGAGCAGCAATCTTTTTCTTCTTAGCTCTCTTGGATGCCTTCTTCAATGCTCTTGCATCCGCCATCATCTGCTTTAATTGCATTGCCTCAATAATAGGCTCGATAATATCTTCGTTCCTTACAACACGATTTAAGAAGGCGTTATCAACCATCCCATCAAATACGTGTCTGAACTCTGATACGTTATTAGTTAGTCTCTCTTTAGTCTGACTCTCAAACTTAGGGTCGGCTATCTCGTTAGTGGTTATCACAAACAGTAACTTCTGTTTAATGTCTGCTGGTTTTATGTCAAACTTCCACTTCTTTTTGATTCTATCTCTAAGTTCGTTTACTAACGTTGAAGTAACCAAATCAACGTGAGTACCACCCCTAAAAGTGTCGATGCCATTAACGAAACTAATTGAGCCCGCGCTCGAACTCGGTAAAATACCAATCTTAAATCTCTCGCTTTCGTACGCTTCGAATACTGCATTTACTTGCCCCAGGTATTGTTTAAAATTCTTCGCCTTAACTAATCTCCCATTAAACTTAAATTTGATATCGTTAAAGCATATAGCGAGGTCTGATACTCGCTTCTCTATCAATTCAAAGTGATTCTTTGTCATCCCCTCTAGATTAAATCTATCGTAGTCTGGAAAGAATTCAATCTTCGTTCCAACCTTCCCTTTACTCTTAGTAATAGATACATCAATTTCATTCATGTTATCCTTACAAACGAGTTTGAAATACTTGTTACCATCATCTGTATGGGCAACGAATTTCTTACTTAATATGTTTACTAATGTAGAACCAAGACCGTGAGTACCAATGCTGACGTGACCATCATCATCAAAATTTGCACCTGCTCTGAGATTCGTGAACGCCTGTTCTGCTTGAGTTTTCTTACCATCCGATAAAACGATAGGTATTCCTCTTCCGTTATCTTCGATTGTGATTTTTCCATTTTCCTCCACTCTTACTTTAATTTCGTTTGCATATTTGAAGTCGGTTCTAAACCCTTCATCAATACTATTACTAATGATCTCATCGAACAATTTTAATAATGCGGGAACTATCTCTACAGATTCTTGTGTGATATTTCCTTCTCTCATTATCCATTTGTCGTGATGACCAAGTGTGGTGTCTCCAACGTACATTCCTGGACGTTTTAGGACGTGTTCTATCTCTGATAGAACTTTGATATCATTTTTACGCATAGTTAACTATACGACAAATTCTGTTACGTTAGATACCTTAAAAGAACGCCAAGCACTCTTATCAACATCCCATACTGGGAGTGAAGTAGTACTTACTTTGCGTGTGGTTGTTGAATCTCCAACTTGTGGTGGGAGATATTGTGGGTCAAGTGTGGCACGCATTACACGTTCTGAACCATCTACTTTTGTGAATGTTACACTCACAATGTTTGTCGTCAATTCTTTCTTCATTTCATCAATACTAATCATCATATGGTTTTCCTATATTATTTTTCATCATCATCTTCTTCATAATCAACTCTTATCTCAGCATCCCTCAGCTCAGCAGCTTCGTCTTTAGTGAGATTTGAACCTCTAATAATGTCGTGTACAACACATCCAACGACATTACGAATGTCACGAATTATTGTATTCATACCAGCTTCTACACCTTCTTTGTATCCTCTTTGATAAGAGAAGTATGCAACAGCAATAATAAACACTAGAAATATTAAATTAATTTCTACAATAAATTCGTTCATTATTATCTCCCTCTTTTTCTATTATTTATTACCAGAGAGACAACCATTATACCAAGATTCTAGGCAATTGTCAAGTCTTTTTCGGTATTTATTTCGTGATAAAGTTTCTTACAGATATAGTAAGAATCAATAATATCTGAGATTGGGTTCCCAATCTTTTCTGATTTTGATGGAAAGGAGTCTCTTAAGTCTACTCCAGTCTCTTTTGTAAAGTAATCATACATTACTTCTTTGTTTGAATTCCCTTTACCAGTTGCAAATTTCTTTATCACTGTTGGTGGATATGTAAATAAGGGGTATTCTCTTAATTTGTATTTTAATATTCCAGTATTCTCACCTATACCAAATACACGTCCTCTAGCACCCATTGCATAATCTTCTAGTCCTATACTAATACCCTTAGAACGACAATTATATAATATTGAGTCCATCATATAATCTGACAATATGTCGAACCTATCTATATCGTTTTTATATTCAGGCATTAGGATTCCTGTAATCTTTCCTTTACAGAATACATCATTTAATTTTAATCTGTTTGTTACGAAATAAAACTTACATCTATCAAATGAAAATTCATCACCCTTGAAAATACATATCGCAGGTGATGTCATACTATAGTCAATGCCAATATAGTTCATTCATCTTCAATTATTTCTATTTCTATATTATCCGTGCCACAAAATAGACACAAATCCTCTTCAATCTCATATAATCGTTTATCTAATTCGTGTTTAATAATATAGGACGCTGAACATTCATTACAAACAACATCAAACTGCATAGCCATAATACGTACTCCTTTAAGAATAATTATCTCTATATATACAAGGAATTATGTAAAAACTAACTATTTGAAATTAATTATTTCCAAGAGTATCCACGATGCCATTCAAAGTTTGGCATATAGTTATCTTCAGTCATGAATTTTTATATCCTCTATAACCAGAGGTATCTGGAAAACCACTCCACCAATCAACCTGTTTGAATCGTGCCATTATTAATTTATGTTTAGGCAGTTGAACGTGTGCTTCTTCTTTGCTGTTAATAAACATTGCAAATTTAAGGTCTTCACAGAGGGAAGCCTTTTTGTTATAAATCCTTTCGCTTCCCTTTAGGAAACCACATAGACCTGAATCGTGATACATATTATTTCTCCTTTATTAATTTAATATACATTTATATTATATCATAAAAGGACTTCATTGTCCACCAAATACTCTTCGTTGAGTATATTCAATCAATTACCAAGTATTCCATTAACGTGTTCAACATACAATCACACGTATTAAGTTTATCTCTAATCTCGAACTCTGAAGCTACCCCAGCTCCAACTAACTCATCCATTAACATATATCGATAACTCTCAATAGTGTTTATAGTTTGTTGTAATTCATATAGTGTAGGGTTAAACTCTGTCTCCCAATCAGCAGGCCACATCTCAACAAATTCTTCTTGTTTATGTTTTGGTCTGAATTGGATGAGATCACCCATTTTAGTTCTCTACCAGATTAGAATGTTTCATTTTGTCAACACCCCCAAGATGTTATAATGTTTCATTATAATTATTTATAATAGGGATGCTACTAATCATCTACAATTTTCTGATATCTTATCTTTCTAGCCATCAATTTTTTAATAAATCTACCTGTGCCAGTTTTCCAATTATGTACTTTGTGCCATTTTTTGGATGTCCAATCTTTAATTACATCTCTGCTTTTTGTCAAATCAATCTCCTTCTTCACATTATTAAATCATTATTTTATCCTAGTATTAATATATCTTATTATAGCATATATACCAAGTCCCATTAATATATAAACGATACCGTCAATCCAACTGATATCATTTAATAGTTCTGCCGTTATAAATCTTAAATCCATTAGAGTTTCGATTGATTAAATTCGTATTGAAACTTCATTCGTTGGAAGTCTTCCATTAGTTGTTCTAACTTAGCAGTTCGTCTGTCTATTACTTTTTCTAGCATATCTAAACGCATATTTTGTTCTGCATCATCTGGCAAAGCTCCAAGTTCACCACGAGGCCATTTGACCCTGAACTCTGAATTCATATCAACGTTCACTTGTGCTAATGTAAGGTTATGTTCTAAGAAGTT